ACATGCGTGCGAAGACATTTGGAAGCTGCAGCATTGCCCTGCAGGTAAGAATGTTGGCAATAAACAATATTTTCTTACTCACTAATGTGTCATGCATTTTTTTTTGCAAACTATAGCACCGCGCCCGGTGCCACACTATTAGGTGCGTTAATTTGTGCGGGCTTTAAATAGACGGCTGTACCTTGACCGGTGCAGTACCTAGCAGCAGCATAGGTGGCCATCCATCTGCACCGCATTAGGTGTTAGTGCCGTGTGCAGACATCTTGGCAGACTCAGTGACGCCAAGCACCTATCTGGGTATCTGCCATTGTTAATTATACAGACTCCGGAACTTGGAAACCTTCGTCAATGGGCACACATCCCCGGGCTGTTTGATTGGAAGGAGCACCCTGACAGGTCTGGGCGAACCGAAGACGCGCCCAGTCAGCAGATTTGCTTGAAGTTCAACAACCGGGTAAGGTACAGCCCATTGTCTGTGCACCGGGCTCGGTGCTCTTTGTGTACGTGCCAAACGGTGTGATTGGTTGCTATAGATTCAAAAAAGCGCGGCAACCAATCGCTATAATGCCAAACGGCCGCACCGGGATCGGTCGGCACCTGTATCGGTATGACTATTTTTCTAGGGAAGATTGTTGTTATAATGCACAATGCCAAAAACAAAATGCTAAGACCTCATTTTCCCATGAGCTGATGTTGTATAAAAGGCAACCGTCTGGGGTGCAAGAATAGTGCTGACTGGTAATCTGTAAGCAGAATGTGTGAGACCCAGTAAAATGCACGGCAAGGCGGCCACGCTGAAGGACATAGAGCTTCAGGAATGGCCCGCATTCTGCAGCGGTGAGGACGCACCGGACGTCAGCGCCAACAATACGACCCCACAAAGTGTGGATAGTCGCCACCGCCATCGTGAGAACAAGGATATCTATAAGGTAGCCTGCTACTGCGGCTGTTGTGAGCGAAAGATAAGAATTGTTGTGCTGTGTGACACCAACACCAAGACCAGCCTGCACCATCTTTTGGTGCACGACCTAGAGCTGCTGTGCCCAGGCTGCGTGAACAGAAATGGATTCTGATCCTGGACAAGGTACAAGCACAAGCTTTTTAGCTACTGGTGACTGGTTTATAGAACGGGAGGCGCAATGCAGTGACCATGACTCTAGTGAGGAGGAAATTGAAAGCCCAGAGGTCACGGACCTTGTAGATAACTGTATTGTCAGCCAGGGAAATTCCCTAGCACTCTTTCAACAGCAGGAGAGGGAGGTGTGTGAGTTGCAAGTACAGGCTCTAAAACGAAAGCTGGGGCTTAGTCCGGAGCCTCAATCGATTGCCGACCTCAGTCCGTCGCTAAGCAGGATTAGTTTATCACCCACCCACAAGCCGCTTGTTAAAAGACGGCTCTTTAGTGCAGAGGAGGACGGCGAACGCAGCTATGAGACTCCTAATACTATTGCGGAGGCCGGCCACCAGGTATCAAAGGCGGGCGGCGGGGTGGATGAGAGGCTTGCGATGCAGAATGCCGAACCCGAAGCCCCTCCTGACAATCAGAACATGCATTTGTATATTATGCGTGCTCGCAGTCAGCAGGCGGCTATGCTGGGGCTCTTTAAGGAAACCTTTTCTTTAAGCTTTAATGAGTTAACAAGACCTTTTAGGAGTAACCGAACTACCAACCCGGACTGGGTCATAGCTGTATTCGGGGTGCGTGAATGCTTTTATGAAACGGCTAAAGAAACCTTTAAAACTCATTGTGAATTCTCTCATTTGACGTTGAGACCCAGTGGGAAAGGGAATATATTTCTAGCTTTGTGCCTATTCAAAAATTTTAAAAATAGAGACACTGTTAAGAACCTATGTAGAAGTATACTGAATGTAACCGCGTCCGCCATGCTGTGCGACCCTCCCAAAATTAGAAGTCCTGCAGCAGCATTATTCTGGTACAAGTCGGCTAGCAGTAATGCGGTCAGCACTCAGGGGCCATATCCGGACTGGCTAGCTTCTCAAGTGCTAGTCGGCCACCAGCGCCTTGATGAGGGCAAGTTTGAGCTGACCCCAATGATACAGTGGGCTTATGATTATGGCTACGTAGAGGAAGATCAAATAGCCTTTGAGTATGCTAAGTTAGCCTCTGTGGATGCTAATGCTGCTGCATGGCTTGCATCTGCGGGACAGGCAAAATATGTGAAGGATTGCAGTACTATGGTGCGGTATTACAGGCGTGCAGAAAGTCAGGCATTGTCTACATCTGCTTACATAGACAAAAGATGCAAACTAGCAGAGGAGGGCGGAAACTGGAAGGTAATAGCCGGCCTACTTAAGTATCAAGGTATAGAAACCATTACATTTATTCAGGCATTAAGGCACTGGCTTCGTGGGGTTCCTAAAAAAAGCTGTATGGTATTCTGGGGACCCTCAGATACAGGGAAGTCGCAATTTTGCTCTAGTTTGACCCGGTTTCTGGGAGGAAAGCACTTAAGCTATGTAAACGCCAAAAGCCATTTTTGGCTGTCGCCTTTGGCTGAGGCACGGTTTGCTTTTTTAGATGATGCTACCACTGCTACGTGGAACTATTTTGATGTGTATATGAGAAACTTTTTGGATGGCTACCCGGTGTGCATAGACCGAAAACACAGACATGCTGTGGAGTGCAAGGCACCGCCCATGTTAGTTACCACTAATTTAGACATGGGAAATGACACTCGCTGGCCCTATCTGCAGAGTCGTTTAACCCTGTTTAGTTTTAAAAATCCTTTTCCGCTTGATGAGCAAAACCGCCCTCTATTTAAGCTTACTGATGAGAATTGGGCCTCTTTTTTTACAAGGTTGTGGGGACGGTTAGAACTCAGCGACCAGGAAGACGAGGGTGAAGATGACTGCTCTGCAGGAGCGCTTAGACTCTGTCCAAGAGCAGCAGCTGCAAATAATAGAGACAGGGACCACTAAACTGGACGACCTCTTGGTCTTTTGGAGGTCGGTGCGACAGGAAAATGCGCTGCTGCACTTTGCCCGTCAAAAGGGACTTTCAAGAATAGACCTCACACCTGTACCATCTCTAGCAGCCTCAGCCTGTAAGGCTAAACAAGCCATTGAAATCGAATTGTCATTGGAAGGAATAAAGAACTCAGGATGGGACGATGAGCCCTGGACGTTGCAGGACGGAAGCTGGGATCGCTATGCCGCCTCTCCGGAGGGTGCTTTTAAAAAAAACCCAGCTGTGGTAGAGGTGATCTTTGATGAGAACCCAGAAAATGCTGTATGGTATACGCACTGGGAAGTCCTGTATGTCACTGACGGGGTAAAGTGGCACCGAACAACCGGAAGGGTGTGTGCAAACGGCTTATTTTATGAGCTGGGCGGCGAGCAGACATTTTATGAGCGTTTTGACTTGGATGCACAAAAATATAGTACCGGCGGTACATGGACAGTAACCTTTCAAGGTGAGACAATGACCGGTTCTCTTGTCTCTAGCTCCACCGACGGAGTCGACGGGGAAGCACGACCCCCCTCACCAATGCCTGCCTCAACAGCGTGCGGAGAAAGACGAGACAACCTTTCGACCCCCGCCGAGCCTGATTCTTCTTCAGCAGTGTCCTCCAACTTCACCTCTTCTGGCGGTCGCAGCAGAGGAAGGGCCAATCGCGGATGTCCCTACACCCGCACTGAAGGCCCGAGGGTACCTAAGGTCGTATCTGCCCCCTGCTACCGTCCGCGCGGAGTACAGGCGCAATTGGGCTCGACACCGCCATTGGTCTCGCCTGCGGATCCACTGGGTCGAAGTTCTGCTGGAGAACGTCCGCCTGGAGCAGCAGGCCATTCAGGCTCAGTAGGTAACGCCGTACCCCCTGCCGCACCACCCGCCTCGCCCTTTCTGCAAGGATCACGCTGCCCTGTTATTCTGGTCACCGGTAGCTGCAACCAGGTGAAGTGCTGGCGTCTGCGCTGTAGAAGACATCATCGTCACAGATACCACCGAGTTACATCTACCTGGTACATTACAGGGGACCAGGGGAACGACCGGGCGGGTCCTTCTACTGTCATGGTCATGTTTACCGACGATGCTCAGCGTGCAGACTTTATGGCAAAGGTCTCATTTCCGCCTGGAGTTTCCTGCACACCGCTGACTCTGTCTACATAAGGGACATGGGACCTACCTGGCTCTTACTCCTGGGGCTTCTACTGTTTGGGGTTAATTTGGTTTTTTACACCGTGTTTACTCTTGTTCTGTTTCTTTACCTTGTCTCATTGGATGTGCTGATGGCTGACTTGGAAGATATAGTTGATTTAGTAAATTTTCTACTTTTGTAGGTACCTGTGTCATGCCGATTCTTGCTCGCTCCCGCAAAAGGCGGGCCGCCCCTCAAGATTTGTATCCTGCATGCAAGCAGGCGAACACGTGTCCCCCCGATGTACTTGCCAAAATGGAAAATGACACCTGGGCAGATAGAATCCTAAAATGGGCCAGCGGCTTTTTGTATTTTGGAAACTTAGGAATTAGTACAGGCCGTGGTACAGGGGGAGGTTTTGGCTATGCGCCTATTGGCGGCTCAGGTGTTGCTACTGGTGGGCGGACAGTAGTCAGGCCTGGTATAGGGGCTAATGTCGTCGTGCCAGGGGAGGCGGTACCCACAGAAACACTAGGACCATTAGATCCCTCTGTCATACCGCTAGACACACTACCTAGTGTGGAGCCAGACGTCCTTTTACCCCCAGGTAGACCTGAGGTTTATGAGGACTCTTTGGGGCCCAGAATTCCTCCTGAGCGCCTTCCGGCCGCCTATGACGAGGATGGTCCCCCGGTGCACGTTCCTGCTGTGCCTGCAGACCCGGCTGTGCATGAGGGCACCCCAGCCGTCCTAGAAGTCCCCACAGAGCAGGCCATTGTGTCACATAGCCAGTTTGCTAATCCTGCTTTTGAGGCGTCAATTGTGGACATCACAGGGGCCGCTGACATTTCCGGTCAACAATCTATTACAGTGCACCATGGGGCGGAGGGCCACATAATCGGTGGGGATGTCCTAATTAATCCATTCCTCGAAAGTACAGAGACATTAGAGGGGGAACACATACCTTTGCGTAGTTTCACATCGAGCATGCGCGATGAGTTCGAGTATAATGAGGAGACGCCTTTACAAAGCACCCCAACAGAAAGGCCTGCACCGCGGGGGCGCCGCTTAGGCAACACTCGATATTTCAGGCAGGTGAAGGTCGAGGACACCCTGTTTTTGCACCACCCTCAAAGACTGGTGACCTTTGATAACCCTGTGTATGAAGGGGAGGACAGCTATGGCTTTGCAGAGGCTCTGGATCCTAGTGCTCCGTACCCTGACCTGGACTTCAGGGACCTGAAATCCCTGTCCAGAGTTGAGTACGGACGTAATCCCCAGGGGCTGGTGCGTGTGAGCCGTGTTGGAAAGGCACATGGCACCATGCTCCGGAGTGGACTAAGAATAGGCCCAGAAACCCATTACTTTATGGACCTCAGCGAAATAGCTGTGGAGTCTGAGCTGTCCCTTCACGCCGAGACCAGCCATATGGTTGGGCGGGAGGCGGCTCAAGTGACTCCTTTAATGGAAGAAATATCTTTGATTTCTGAGGCGGGGTCTGTATACTCAGATTCTGACCTTTTGGATGTCATTGAGGACCTAGGGGAGCGATTGCAGCTTGTTATTGGTAGTGGGCGCAACAGGCTGCAGGTTCCCCTACCTCTCAGAAATCTGTCTTACCTTGATACCAGCGGTATCTTTGTAGGGTATGTAATTCCAACAGAGGGACAGGACAGCACACAGAGGTCTGACATAGAGGACGTCTCTGAGGTCTTTTCTGCTGCTGACCTTTCTCCTTCTTTCGACTGGCCTATGACTGACCTTGATGCTGATTTTGTGCTGCATCCCTCTTTGCTGAAACGACGCCGACGGTTCTATTGGTCTTTTGCAGATGGCGGTTTGGCTTCCCGCACAAAATAAATTTTACCTACCTCCGACCCCTGTCATTAAGGTGGTCAGTACGGATGACTACGTGGAACGGACGCCTCTATTCTATTCTGCTAGCTCAGAAAGACTGCTGACTGTAGGGCACCCACTGTACTCTGTTTCCAAAAACCCAGCAGAGCAAAGCATTCCTAAGGTTTCCCCCAATCAGTATAGAGTATTTAGATGCAAACTCCCCAACCCCAATAACTTTGCTTTTCATGATCTTACTATATTCAATGCAGAACAAGAAAGGCTTGTTTGGGCTCTGCGAGCTATTGAGGTGGGCCGGGGTCAGCCTTTAGGAATTGGTGCATCTGGCTCACCATATTTTAATAAGCATGCTGACGTGGAGAATCCAGGCAGGGCAGCGGTTAACCCTGAGGACGAGAAAGACAATCGGCGCAATTTGGCCTTTGAGCCAAAGCAGGTGCAAATTCTGATAGTTGGCAACAGCCCTGCTATGGGTGAGTACTGGACAGCTGCAGCCGCCTGCGAGGAAGTTCACGCTGAACAAGGGGATTGTCCTGGTCTCGAGCTTAAATCAGAGTATATTGAGGACGGTCACATGACAGAAATAGGTCTAGGGGCCTTAGACTTTAAAACACTTCAGGTAAATCGGTCAGATGCGCCCCTAGATATAAATACAGAGATTTGCAGGTATCCTGATTTTTTAAAGATGGCAAATGACCCCACAGGCGGCATGGCCTACTTCTTTGCTAAGAAGGAGCAGTTATATGGCAGGCATTTAATTTCTAGAGCTGGAATAGTAGGTGACAAGGTTCCAGTTCCAGACTATTGGGGTGCAGGGCGGGCTGGTGGCGATTTTACTACTGCTGGCCCTCCAAATTACACAGTCCTGCCAAGTGGCTCTTTGGTAAACACAGAGGGGCAGATATTTAACAGGCCATTTTGGCTTACCAGAGCTCAGGGCTTGAACAATGGCATAGTGTGGGAGGAGGACCTGTTTGTGACCCTAGCTGACAACACTAGGGGCACTACATTGAGTATCAATACTCTTGCTAATGGAGGTGCAGAGGAGTTTCAGCAATACCAAAATAACAAAGTCAAGGAGTACAGTAGACATGTGGAAGAGTACCAGCTGGACTTTGTGTTTCAGCTCTGCAAGGTTAGACTTACCCCTGAAAACCTGGCCATCATTCACAGCACTAATCCTCGAGTGCTTGATAAATGGCATTTAGCTGCTATGCCTGCAAATAACACCCTAGATGACATTTATCGCAACTTAAAGTCTCAGGCCACGAGATGTCCTTTACCTGCTGCAGAGGTTCAGTCAGATGACCCCTATAAAGATCTAAAGTTCTGGGACATTGACCTAACAGGAAGCTTCACAGAAGAGCTCGATCAAACAGCTTTGGGTAGAAAGTTTCTGTATCAAACGGCGCTATATCGGCGGACCCTCACCACACGAAAAAGACCCAGGCCGACTATTACTGCCCCCAGCAGCAGTAGGAAACCTGCCAAAAAGAGGCGCAGTAAGTAA